TGCTGCCAGTGATTGCCAGTCGTAAGGCTATCAATCTTGGTGACATTACGTTGGATGCAGACTTCATATCTGGACGATATGATACTCTTAATGGAGAAATATCTGATATGCTCAAGGATATGGCTCCGGCAATGATTATGTGGGGTTAAGATGTTCACGACTTCAGCACTGGCCGGCATAAGCCCTAACAGTGACAGTTTATCGAAGAGGAGGTGTACACAATGTGGTTGTATACTTGGGATAGGAGAAACTGTCTGTCCCATGTGCAAGTGTAAGAAGGAATCCCAGCTAAATTTAAATACTAAATCTAGAAAAAACATACTGAGTATAACTCAGAACGAATCTCACAAGGAGGAAGTAAACATGTATTTCGTGGCAAAGAGCGATACTGAAATCGCAGGCGTATCAGTGGAGAAGGATGATGTCATCATGGCTGATGACAGTTCCGAAGACAAGGTTGTTCTTACGATCGGTGATCAGGACGTCGAGATGTCTCCTGATGATTTTGAAAGCCAGGTCGTGAAGAATGAGAACCTCGAGACCGTCAACCCCGATGATATTGAAGTCGAGGAAGAGACGATGGTTGAAGCAATGGCCGAATACCTCGGCATCGAAGATGGTGATGAGTCCATGTTCAGCGAAGAGGGTGACCTCAATGTCGACTCCAGTGTCGATACGAAGGCTCTCTTCCAGAAGATCCTCGAGACGGGCGATGTCCGTGGAACCCTGAGTGAAGCGATCGATGAGGTCACGATGGAAGCTGGTCCATCGGCGATGCTCAAAGCATTGCAGAAGAAGCTCGGTGGATCGATCAAGGCCGTCAAGAAAGTAGTCGGCGGTAAGGTCATCAACGTCTTCAAGCGCATCGGCGGAAAGAAGAAGAAACTGTCCTCGAAGCAGAAGTCCGGCCTGATGAAAGCTCGGAAGAAGAGCCATAGTGGCGCAGCTCTGGCGAAACTCCGGAAGAGCCTGAAGGTTGCATCGAAGATGCATCCTCACAAGTAAGAGAAGGAGATATGTGAGCTGGGTGGAAGCCCAGCTCACTTCTTTATGAACTGTCTTATTTGCAATAAAGAAGTATCTAACTTAGGGACTCATTTAGTTCTTCATAAAGTATCTTCTGAAGACTATTATACAACACACGTCTTAAAAGATATTAAACCAGTATGTGGAAATCCTGATTGTGGTTGTAACACTAAATTTATAAGCATATCCTATGGATATCGCGCTTTTTGTAGTAGGAAGTGTTCGAACACGGCTAAGTGGAACGACGAGTATAAACACAAACTATCAAACTCGTTGTCTAAAAGCTGGACTGACAAGAGAAAACTAGGCTTTAGTAAACAGATGAGTGCTCACTACAATGACCCTGCTTACTTAGCTACCCATATAGAGAACTGTAAGAGAAGTTTCAATAATCTTACTACAGAACAGAGAGATAAATTTGTAAGTAATAACAGAGGGAAACACGGGTACCATGAGTCTATAAAAGCTGGAAGGATAATGTACAGGTCAACATATGAACTAGTTGCCTATCAAATCCTAGACTCTCTATCAAAGGTACTTACATATAAATCCGAACCGTTCAGAATTCCATATCTACTGGATGGCGTTGAACACACGTATATACCTGATATTCTGGTAACATATACGGATCGGACTCTGGAATTAATTGAGATAAAACCTGAGAGACAGGTATCAGAAACAAGTGTCCAGGCTAAATCTCTAGCAGCTATAAATTTCTGTGACAATCTAGGTATTCCCTATACTATCTGGACTGAGAAAGAGCTTCGTATATGAGGGGTGTTCTTTTAAAACGATTGATCGACAACTCGGCTAACGTATTTCCGAACACGTGGGATCAAGCAAAGTTTATAGCTCCCGATGTCGTGATAGAGAAGGCTGACTTCTATGATTCATCGAAGTCTATCCTTATCACCGCTTCAGTACCGGCTAGTACTGCTGGCCATCAATATCAGATGTTACTCAGGCTTTCACCTGTAGCTAACCCTGATACGGTCATCAGTTCTAAGACGACACTAGCGAAAGCCAAGTGTAGCTGTAGCGCATTCATATATTGGGTGCAGTATCCATTGTATAGCAATGGAGCTCTGGAAGGTACACCTTCCTCTGTGGCTAAGATCCCAGCCAATGTCAGAAACCCTGGTAATACTCCCGCATTGTGTAAGCATTTACTGGCATTATGCCAAGCTCTGAATCAAGTAGGTAAACTAGAGATCTAATGGCACTCACAGCAAGAACTAGGCAGGATAAAGTTGTAAGGTCTATCTACAATAGGACTCTGCCTCTCTACTTAAAGATGGTTGGAGTTCCCGCTAACATTTATCGTGTAAAAGCAGTACAGTCACAAACAAGAGATATGACCATAGTTGAGAAGGTCTATGGTACTCATGCAGGTACGCCCTCTAACCAACGTGATCTCATCAGTAATCCCAAGAATCCGCCTATGGTGGGTATTGTAAAGTCTGGGTTTGCTGTTCAGAATAGTATCGAGTCAGGAGATTTAGCAGAATATTTCATCTGGACTGACTATCCAATTCTAGTCAGCGATGTGATAGAAGTACTCAAGGGAGACTTTAAAGAGCTGAAGCTACGTGTAGTAGAGCCTCAGTCTATAGGTATCTCTCTTGACCAAGCAGTGAAATATCGCTGCCTCCCACTGGAGGAGTAATGATAGTAACCAATGTAAGTAACGTAATGGCAGCTATCATAGATCAATGGATTACTAAGACTCCGGCTAAGACAAGAGTCTATGATGGTTCTCTTTCATATGAGACAGCAATAACTGGCCTTAGGACTCTCAAGAGTAAACTTCAGGTCAAGGATAAGATTAGTACTCCTCTATTCGCCTACTCTCGCTCAGCTCTCAAACGTCATGATGGTAATAGACGTACATTCTCTGGTATGGTTAAGGAGATGAGAACTGCATCTGGTACATCATTCAAGGCATTTCCTGGTACATTCAATTTTAAGTTCATGTTCATCTGTACAGATGTGCGTGACTTGGAGTCATTTGAAACGAACTATGTAGCAAGCATGTATCCCAGGAGAGTCAGTGTTGACCTTGAGGGATATGGACCATTCATGTACGATATCAGGACATCTAATGACCTGAATGATCCTGAATGGGGAACACAGTCTGGAGACTATCAGGCTATCGGTGGTGACTTCGATGTAGATGGATTCTTCATACTCATCAATGATGATGGACTTGGAAGTACACATCCTCTCATTAAAGTCATTGACGGTGCATTTGATACAATATATACGCAGAATATTCAAATAGTGACTTCTCTGTCAGGACTTGAGGACAAGTTTACTATCAATGGAACAAGATTAGGTGTAGGGTTTGACGGAATACTGTCTACTTAAATTTCTCAGGAGGAATAACTATGGCTACCCAGGCATCAGAAGTTGGAGAACTAAGGTCGAAAAATAACCATCCAGTTGAAATTCTATATCGCTCAGGAGACAAGGGTCAATACCTGACTCTTATCCTCGCTCCTAACGGCTCAATGGCTGTAGAGAAGTCACGAGTGAAGAGTCTGCCGACTGGTGTGGTATTCGTGAAGACTAAGGCATAAGGAGGATATACCGAATGGCTGCACCGAATGTATCGCTAACAGAAGTCGATCTCTCTACGAGAGTTCCACAATTCCCTGGTCTATACGGTGGAATTGTTATTCCTTCCAAGAAAGGTCCTACGGATAGGGCTTATCTGGTTGGCTCAGACACTGAGTTTCTTCGTGTCTTCACTCCAGACGAGAGAGTTGAGGTTGGTGATGATCTGTCACTCTTCTCTGCTCTCATCTTCCTGGCGAAGTCGAATAAGCTCTGGGTTAGGAGAGCCACCGATGGTAATCTTCTCTATGGTGGATATGATGTGGCTGCTCTTGGCACTACCAATGCTAAGTGGGCCAGTGGTGAGGCAGACCCAATCAACCATGTGTTCACTGACACTACCCTATTCGCTATTGCTGGCGCAAATGGTGGTCTCTGGAACGACAAGGTAGAGGTCATGATCTACAACTATGTTCAGTCTCCAACCAAGGTGAAGGAGCCTAATGCGTTCCTCATCGAAGTCTACAAGAGAGGTAGTAATACTCTTCTCGAGTCATTTGTCTGTTCTAAGGTAAAGGGACAGAGGGATGGATTCGGTAGGAACATCTATGTTGAGGATGCTCTGAAGGGCTCGAACTACATCTCTGGCTGGGATAATCCAGCAGCTGCTGCCTCATTTACTGAGGTTACTGCTGAGAGTCTTGGCACTGGTGATGGATCTACCAAGGTATTTGGATCTACCTTGGCTAATCCTAACTCTGGATCCCCATGTGTTCCAGGGTCTGTTGTAATCACAGTCGATACGATGACAGTGACTGATGATGGTCAAGGTAACTTGATTGGTGATGTCGATGCCAATGGTTCAAATGTCATCAACTATGTCACTGGTGTGACCACTGTGACATTTGTAACTGCTCCTCTTACCTCTTCGGATGTTTCGTGTGCCTATCAGAGTGCCACGAATGTATTTCCTACTGAGCAGAAGACGAAGACTACTCTCTTTGGTGGTGCTGATTGTGCAGTGGGACATCCATCTGGTGATGAGCTGGTGGCTTTCCTGGATGATTTTGCAAACCAGAATAAGGTACCACTCACTCTGATCATGGATGGTGGCACAGCTACTGTAGCATTCCAGAAACAGATCATCACGATCTGTGAGAAACGTATGGATTGCTTTGGTATACTGTCAACTCCATACTCAGCAGAGGACAATTCAGACTACCTGAACTCCATCGTTGACTACAGGAAGCTCAGTCTGAACGCCAACACTTCGTATGCTGCAATCTACTCCCCACATCTTGAGTACTATGATCAGTTCAACGATCGAAACATCTTCGTTGCTCCTGATGGTTTTGCTGGTGCTCAGATCTCGGAGACGGCAGCTACCAGAGAGATCTGGTATCCAGTTGGTGGTAATACTCGTGGTATGCTCAATTCAGCTCTGGACTGCAAACGCAGATTCAGTGATGCTGAGTGTGACTACCTGTATGACAATGGCATTAACCCCATCAAGTTCACTCCTGGCAAGGGTATCAGGATATGGGGACAGAAGACTCTGCTCAATCGCCCGTCAGATCTTCAGTCCATCAATGTCCGTATGATGCTCTTAGTGGTCGAGCCATCGATTAAGGAAGCTCTTGAGAACTTCCTATTCGAGCTGAACGATGATGCAACGAGATCAGTTGTTGTCGCTATCCTGAAGTCTGCTCTCGACAATATCAAGGCACGAAGAGGTCTTGATGACTTCAAGGTCATCTGTGACTCCTCGAACAATACAGCCAACGACGTCGCTAACAACAGGATGGTCGTATGGGTACTGTTGAAAGCCAAGAAGGCGGTCGAGTTCATACCGACTACAATCGGTATCGTAGGTCAGGACATCAGCTTCTCGCTGGCGACTGGTCAGCTTTAATACAAGGAGGAATTGAAACATGGCACTCAGGCCAACAATGGATGAAGTACGAGGGATGGGAGATTTCGCTCAGGTATTCAGATGGAGCTTCTCTCTCAGTGTCCCTCCGAGGGGTATTGCTGCTCCTCCAGATATTGCAGAGCTTAACCTACGATGTGAGTCTACGGATATGCCCAAGAAGACTGGTCAGTCCACAGAGCTCAACATCAGAGGTCATAAGATCCGTAGACCAGGTATCCATACTCCCAACGTACCTATCACTATTACGTTCGTTGAGACTGTGGACAACAAGATCATGCAGTTCATCAAGGACTGGCGTGAATTGTGCTGGCAGACTGGCTCTGGTGTTCAAGCTGCTCACTCTGATCTCATCGCAACCGTTGATATCATCCTGCTTGATAACAACGATCTGCCTCGGTGGAAGTATACCCTGAAGGGAGCCTTCATTGAAGACTTCTCTCCTGGTAACACCCTCGATGGATCTACGTCTGACTTCCTGAAACCACAGATCATGCTCTCATACGATGACTTTGATGACGGTCCAGTCGTAGGGTAAGCTTGGACCAGTAGTTTAAAAGCTCATACCAAAATGATGACGCCTTTTAGGAGGGTGTGCTGATGACGGCACACCCTCCTTATATTATGGAGGACCTCAGGTGTCACTGCTCGATATTTCAATGGATAAACTCAGGGCTGTAGAGTGGGGAAAGACATGGTTATGGGATGTCCAGTTCCCAACTGATCCACCACCAGCTCCATTTGATAAATTCCTTCCTGTCATCAGTCTCGAGGAGAATAATTACACAGCTACCTCTGAAGAATTTCCAATATATAATACCACTGTCAAGATCCCCAAAGGTACTACCCTATTTGACATCAAGATGACATTTGTTGATGACTCTAAGGGTACTATGCGTAACTACTTTAATAAATGGGTTAACGAAATCAATCTTGCAGGAGATACAGGATTGAACAGTGGTAAGATGTTACCTACCTCAGGTACTCGATCTCTGTACCAATGTGCAAGAAAGATTGATATCTTCAAGTACGATATTGATCGTAAGACCTTGGTAGAGGATAACCACTACATGGTATTTCCAGAGGCTGCTCTATACTTTACAGGAAATAGTGAATCTGCTATACCTCAGTACGAGGTACAGCTTATCATAGCAGGAACAATTTAAGGAGACCTACTCATGACAAAGCATGTTGAAGTACCTACTTCATCTATTGGTACAGATGAGTTACCAGAGATCCTAGTCAAAGAACTACCCTCTAAATTTCTCCCATATCCTGAGAATGCTAGTATATACTACTTGCCATACTCATGGGGAGACGTCAAGAATATCAGTCAGTCAAAGATAAATACTAAGGACTTCTTCATTAAAGTACTGGCCGGAATTAGAACTGATGGATTTGAAGTACTGGATCTCACAGTACAGGATTTCTTATACATAGCACTCCTCAGAAAGTTATCCTCGTTTGGAGCTGCTGATGCTATCGAGGTTACCTTCAAGTGTCCAGCATGCTTGAGAGCTTCATTAGCTAAGGTAATGCTTCGACTTGTATCATTTGAAGAGCTTAAGGTACCTGCTTTACCAATTACACTTCAGACCAGTAAGGGTGAACGTATATTCTCTCCTCTGACTCTCCGTCGTTATTTCGAGCTATTTGATATGAAGATGGATGAGAACGTTGATGCAATGATAGCTGCATGTTGCACTAACGTAGCTGACATCAGACAGGTAATGGACGAGCAGAAGAAATCTACTGGTATGGACATGGAGCTGTATGCTACTCTGGCAGCTTTCTTCGATTATGGAGTACTGCCAGTAGAAGTGAAGTGTGAGAATAAGATGCCAGCACCAGTGACTGATCCACCTACTCCTGATGCTAAGGATACAATATGCGGGACAACCATAAAACTACTGGTTGATGGAGGTGGGATTTTTATCCGCCCCTTTCGTGGATCAGAAGATAATCTGGAAAGTAGAATACGTTTTGGCAAAGCACCTGCACATACCTGACTGTAATAAAATGGACTATGCTAAGGTCAAGTTTGTAAATGACCAGCTAGCCAAAGACGAACAGAGAAAGAGTCAAGGTACTGGTAAAGTATCTGGGCGAGGTAGATAGTGGCTGAGAAAGAAGATAAGACTCCTAAACCACCTGATACTGTTCTGGGTAAGTTAGACCAGAAAGTATTTGAGACAGTCAAGAGACTTGACGTCTATGAAAAGGCTACTGAACTAGCTCAAAAACTGCATGGAGCCAGTGCTGGAGGAGTATCACCATTAGCTGCTACAAGATCTCAGATAAATGATGAGGAACAGCTCCATCAGGGCCTCACTAAGGTAGTTCTTGAGCTCAAATCTACATATGGAATCCTCAAGGATAATCTTGGTCAGATGGGCAATAGTGAGGAGAATGTAAAGCTCGAGAGACTCCTACGTATTATTGAACGACAGGAGAAGACTGGTGAGAAGATCACCAATCGTGAGTATGTTACCAAGGAAGAAGCTCAAGATCTTATTGATGCTTTGGATGATATGTCTGAGAAGGTTGGTGACTTTGAGGATGAATTAACTGTTAATATATCTACTATGGCCAAGAGTCTTCAGTCTGTGGTCAATAATCCCAAGGTAGCACGTGAGACTAAGGAAGAGTATGTAAAGGGATTTCAGAACTTCCTACGTGAGAGCAAATCAAATCGTGGCAATAAGAATATCAAAGATGCTCTAGCTATAGATCCAAAGAGTCTTGAGGGCATGACTAAGATACTCAAGAATATAGCTGAGGATAAACTCAAACCAATTAAATCAGATATCAAGAAGTTGGATGCATCATTTGGTGGTGCTATAGCAACAGCTGATGATATTAAAGACCTGTTAGATAAGCAGACAGGTGAAGGTATAGGTAAGAAGTCATTCAGGCAGAAATTTCTTCAGAACCCAGAGATATATTCGAAGGGTGAAGAGATGTCCAAGAGTGCTATTGGTGGCCTTATCCATAGCACTGGACTTGGTATGCTTGATGAGATGTTCAATATCACTGATACTGTTACTAATCAGTTAGCACAGATTGGTAAGAAAGAGATCAAGTTCCCATTTGCTAAACAGAGTAAGGTTCCTACTACTCCTGTTACAGTAGAGACTGCAGCTAAGACTATAACTCCAGCTGCTACTGTGAAATCTGAGGGTGAGGCTTTAGCTTCTGAGAAGGTGGGAACTCCACTACCATTAGGAGTCTCAACAGAGAAGACAGTAGGTGAAGCACTAGCATCCGAGAAGGTCAAAGCTGAGAGTATTACACCTGAACAGAAAGGTCTCAAAGATGTAGACGTTCAGCTTGAGGCCAACCAGAAAGAGACTGATAAGAAGTTAGATAAATTAATTGATATCGAGAAGGATCTTAAGCCTAGTCTTATGGATAAACTGGAGGGATTTGGTGGCCAGACCATGGGTATGGGTAAGAATCTTCTGGGTATGGGTGGTAAAGCACTAGGTGGTGTCAGCTCTATGCTTGGTGGTGGAGGTGGAGCATTAGCTGGTGCCGGCTCATTGGCTGCAGTAGGAGCTACAGCCTATGGTGGAGCTAAACTAGGTGGTTGGATCTCTGATAAGATGACTGAGAATGATGTTGGTGGTGGTAAGTTATACGATATGCTACACCCCAAAGATGAGGGACTGACTGAATCCCAGAAAGTAATAGCTGATAAGTATGGTTATAAGGGTAATAATGCTGACGAGCTAACTAAATTCTTGCAGGATAAGAATAAAGCTCGTATGGATGAGACTAAACCAGCTGAGACTGTTACTCCGGCAGCTACAGCTGATGATAAGGTTCTACTCCATTTACCAACTGTAACACCACCAGTGGTAACACCTTCAGCTCCTATATCTCCTGTGGCTCCTATAGCTCAGACTGCCCAAGATAGAGCTGGTATAACTCCAGCTACAGCTGCTCCTATAGTTCCAGCTACTACAGTGACTCCATCAGCTGTGGCAGCCCCAAGAGCTGACACTGCTGATATTATTCAGAAGATTAATGCCTGCTGTGCCTTCTCTTTGGAGGCTAGAGATATACAACAGAAATTGATGGATCGTATGGCTAAGCTTGGACCATCATTTGCTGCTATGGCTGCTAATGCTTCTACAGCAAGACAAAATAAGACTGTAGATAAGTCAACGAAGGTCGATGAGATCACACTAGCAGTCATGAACTCTGGTAAATACTGAGGATATATGTCATTTGATATTGAAGTACTAAGAAGGAATACAAATGCTCAGGTCAGACTCCTATTGGGATCTACTGAGCTAGTGGTAGGCTTTCTATCAGGACAGTTTGGCATTGATGGTAGTTCCGAATATGGATCAATGTTTGAGACTGATAGGGCTGATATGGTGAATAAGGCTATCACTACATTAAATGCTGCTGGTGGCTCTAGTATACCACAGATGAAGAGCCAGATATCCACAATGGCTACATGGAGTGGTACTGGACGATTAAGTTTCAGTGTGAACGTCTTGCTTATCAATATCAGAGATGGGGACGATCAGAGATGGTCAGTGATGGAGAATGTTAAGAGGATCCAGCCATCCATATTTCCAAATATAGGTGATGGTATTGCTGGTGCCCTGACTATGAGCCCTCCAAGAAACTACTCCCCAGATATAGGCAGTACACCAAAGAGGGGTGTACATATCCTATATGTTGGAAAGTTCATTAGGATTCCAGATCTTATTGTGAAAAGTGTCAATACTCAGTTCTCTCAAGAGACATTTCCATCTGGAACACCTATACATGCAACTATGACATTGGGGCTAGAGACATATAAGATGCCTAGCTCTGGTGATGTAGTTAGCTATTTCCAGAAGTAGGAGACTATGTACTACATAAATCTATCCAAGAAGACAAAAGAGAGATATGATATAGCTAGATTCTGTTCAGTGGAGAACAATATACTGGACGTGCTGTCATCATATTTCCTAGGTAGGCTCAATTCACTACGCGTAACTGGATACTATAGGATCAGTATTGACGCTAAACGTCCCGATCTTATCAGTTATAAGATATATGGTGACGTTCAGTACTGGTGGCTAGTTATGCACTTCAATAACATTCTTGATCCCAACGAGCTTGTAGTTGGATTGACTCTAAAGTATCCATCTCTGGCTAGTGTCGAAGATTTATACTTTTCATTGAAGAGTCTAGAAAAGGCTAATGAGTGAAGACTCTAGTAGTTAGACGATCATCATGTTGTATATGCAAGAAGAGGCTGTTGAATGGGAGCTCCACTATGTAAGACCTGATGGTCTTTACTGCCAGAAATGTGGCAAGGAGAAGGGACTGAATGATCGGAGTTGATGGGCAATATCTACTAAGGTTCACCATTGGTGACCAAGACGACTTCGTAGAGGAAGAAGACCTCATATTATTCAAGATAATTGAGGAGTCTTCTAATACTCTACCTACATTTGAAGCGTCTTTTGCCATCCATGACGATGAGCTACTTCCATATTTGAATGAGGGTAATGAACTCAAGGTATCCATTGGTGCTGATAAGAACGATCTTGCTGATGTAACACTGGTCATTACCAAGAGTAAGTTTACACGATCTGGTGAGAGTGCAAGAGTAATTACTATCTCTGGACTATATTCAGCTCTTGAATATATATCGTCGCCAAAAGTCAGCATCTCTGATAAAAAGTCTGGTATTGAGGTGATAAACGATATAGTATCTCCATACTTTACGTTCGACTCCAATATTACTAAGTCTGAAGATAGTCAAAACTGGGTACAGACAGGTATTAATGATAAACTATTCGTAGATGAGTTATCATTACACTCCTATGTCTCTGACTCATTTATTGCTGTTGCTATATCTGCTGATGGTACTTTTATTGTCAGGGATATGAAAAAGATGCTGAATGAGGATTATAAGTGGAGATTTGGATCTGATGTTGAGGATCCAGACAGAGACATAGCTATTTCTGGTGATCTTCCATATGAATCCGAAGTAGGGTTCATGAATATGTGGGCAGGCTACCAGAGAGAGATGAAGCTCGTTGACCTAGAAAAGGGTACAGAGTCAATGGCTACAGAAGAGATATCACCATTCCTCGCTCTATCATCCAAACTTATGAGGAATGCAAGTGTAGGTAAGAAGACCTTCGAACATAATATTATTTGTGAGAATGTTGATCCTAACTATTGGAATGCATACCTCAGAAATCTTGGCCATCTTGCAGTATTCAGTGGTATCCAAGCTACTGTATCATTCCAAGGAGTCTTTAAGGATATCAAAGCATTAGACCTTGTCATGCTAAGAGATGATGCCCCAGATTCTTCTCAAAATCAGAGTTCAGATACACTATCCGGATTGTGGGTAGTTTCCAAAGTTGTTAGAACAGTTCAATCAAAACAGTTCTGGACAATACTTGAAATATGTCGTGAGTCACTGAATATGCCTGAGGGTAATCTAGCATGAGAGACCTACATTGGAAATATTATTGGAAGAAGTGCCATGCCAAGGAGCGTTGTATACCATTTCTTTTGACTTTCAGCCAGTATTCTGACTTATGCATTAAAGCTGGTATAACATCGGAAGACATAGGTAGGCATACACATCAGTATCAATTAGCCAGATATGGAGATGTTGGTTCATACTCTATTGATAACTGTAGATTTATTACTAAACTTGAAAACACTAGAGAGATGCTCATAAGAAGAACATCTACTCAACAGAGTCAAGCTGGAAAGATTGGTGGTAAATTAAGTAGACATAATAAGTATCACGACAAATCTATATTAGTGTCTGATTGCCCAATATGCAATTTGAGTAACCACTTTACTGGTACTTCACCAGATATACACGCTTTTTTATCTGAGGGAGTTATCTAATGGGTCTAATTAAGATATCAGATCATTTGCGAGCTATGACTCCTCTCCGTGGCGTGCATCGTGCTAAGGTGACTGACAATAATGATCCAAAGAAACTACGCAGAGTCAAGGTTGAGATAAAGGGTATATTCGAGGGAGACAGTTCTAAGCTACCATGGGTATTCCCTAAGCCTACTGCAGATTTAGGTGGAGGATATGGATTCCTTTGTGTGCCAGAGAAGGACTTGGAGATCGTGGTTGAATTTCCCCTCAATAATCCATACGCAGGATTCTATACCAGTTACACTGTCAACAGTCTTACTCACCATGCTGATCTGGATGACGATTATCCCAATACATGGGGCTTTCTTGATTCTACAGGCTTTAAGATCAAAATCAACAAGCAACAGAAGAAGATTGACATCGTACATCCATCTGGATACACGTTAAGCCTTGACTCGGCCGGCAAGCTGACAACCTCAGTCCCATCTGACGAAGAAGAGACTGTAGGTGGAAAGAAGACTGAGACAATCACTGGTAAGTATAAGGTAAAAGCAGATGGTACAATTGAACATGATGGTGGTGGAGGAAATCCGACTGGGGTAGTAACTAAGGACTGTATGTGTATCCTTGGTGTGCCTCATCCAATGTTCTCTGCTACTGTGAAGTCATCACTCTAGGAGGTCAGCTATGGCAATGTCTGCAAGTAGTATGAAGGATAAGATCAAAGGTTATATCCAGGCTCTTGGTACCATGGAGACCTCGAATCCTGACCAAGCTAAAGCATTCTCTGACATGATGCTTGTAGCGATGTGCCAGGGTATTATTGATGAGATAGAAGCAAATGCAGAAGTAGTTTATCCAGATGCTGCTACTGATCTTGGTGGAAATCTTGATCCTGGTCATAGCCATACCTTAGCTACCTTCATTGGTGGCACTAAGGGGACGATAAAATAATGGCACAGTATGTAACCACAACGCAATGTGCTCAACTCAAGGCTGCATATGATGGTATGGTGTTACCCATTACTTCAATGGTAGCTCTGACCAGTAGTGTGCTTGGACTAGCAAATGCTGCTCTAGTGTTGACAAATGATGCAGCACTTGACCTGATCAATGCTGCTCTTGCAGGTGTGACTCCACCAAATGTAGCAACAAAGATGGATGCTCTCGTTGGTAATATTGCTGACGCCATAGCTGAGTGTCCAGCTCTTGGTGATATTCTTCCTCCTGAGCTGGCTGGACTAACCGATCCATCCAAGCTACCATCAAAACTATTTACTGGTATGACTAATGATATCAGAAAAGAGGCTGATGCTCTTGTAGCAGCTGCTCTTAGTGGCCCACAGAAAGCTGTTATGGATGCAATGTTAGCCTACAAGAGAGCTCTCAAAACGTCTGGTCTGAATGACCTTATTACTAAGCTGGATAAGTTTGAGAACTGTCTTGTTGCCATATGTGCACTAATAGCAAATCCAGATCGTAAAGCTGCTGCATTCAGAACGTCACTATATATGGATGGTAATGGTGGTCTGGATTTCACTAGGCTTGCAGCTGCTCATGGACTGACAGCTTCTAAACTAACAGCAGCATACGGATCATATGAGGCTAAGTTCCCACTCTAATGGCACTTTACTCTGACATAAATCAGAATTTTACCACTCAGAATCCCTATCCAGTATTAAGGACTGAGATTGACGCTGTCTTTCAATCTCTTCGTAATATTCTTATGACCTCTCGTGGTGAGAGACTGTTTCTTCCAACATTTGGATCTGACCTTGAGGATATTCTCTTTGAACCTATCGACGAGCTAGCAGAGAATAGGATTATGGAAGAAGTCATCAGGGCTATAACTCAATGGGATCCACGTCTCACTATCATATGGCCTAACTCGTCAATAACTGCAAACCCTGCTGAAAATAGATATGATGTGGTACTCGTATTTACAGTCAAAGGACTTAACGAGACTCAATATGAATACCAGGGAGTACTACAGAGATGATAATCGATCCTAATAGTATATCACAGTCACAAATAAAATCTGACTTACAGACATATATTGCTGGGCTACCAGATGCCGCTAAGTGGGCAGATTACTTTGAGTCATCTGTTGGACAGACTATTGTTGAGCTGATATCTGGATATGCTGCATTCATAACATTCCAGCTACTAGCCAATAGACGTGAAGTTAACCTGATGGATGCTAAGCTTCTGTCTAGCAACATAGGTATCTCTCAGAATCTTGGTTACTCTGTGTTCAGAGGTAGAAATCCTGTAGTCACTATGACTGTGAAGTCTGCATCCAACGTGGCTATCAAGAAATATCAATCTCTTGGACTTGTCAAGGGACAGGATATTATTCCTCTCTATGACTATCAGATACAGAACGGTGTAAACTCAGTTATTGAGTGTGTCATAGGTAAACTTAAGACATCGACTGTTACAGTACCATCCTCAGCCCTGGATGTCCATAGATTTCTGGCTAATAAGGTATCTTCTGATATTCGTCTAATGCTGGGTCTGAATGAGGTACCTATCACTGATAAGATAGTCAATCTCACATTGGACTACTGGGTATGTATCACCAATCCATCTCTGAGCATAGATGCATTCTATCTCAATCAGGGAACTCATAAGTATACCTCTGGTGATATACTTACTCTTGAATATGTGGTTCTTGGTGATACTTCATTTGTGGCTGCTGACATGTCTTTTGATCAGCCATGGGAAGTAGTGGCGGATATCACTGATGTAGACCAGATAAAAGTGGATACTATTGCTTCCTATTTACCACCTGAGACTCAGGCTGAGATCAAGATTCATGCTCCACTCTATCATGAAACTCAGTTCGTCGTACGTGGTCGTGACGACTATAAAAAGATCTTCAAGACACTTGATACACGTCTCATAGATACTAATGGGTATGACACTTCTCCAGCAGTAGTTGGACTCTCATATACCATGAAGAACGATGAGACATTGACAACACTTGAGAAGACTGCTTTACAGACTCAACTATACCAGTATACTGCTATGGGTGTTCAGCCACCTGTTATCAATGACCCAACAAAGATAAATATTGCTCTACAGATACAGCTTCGGCTGTCTGACCTGAGTGTTATTGATGACACAATAATGGCTGACCTTAACTCTCTTATGGATAACTATGAGAGAAAGTTGGGTATCTCATTTGACTTCTTTGAGTTAGAGTCACTTATAACTGACTTTAGTTATATCAAGGTAGCTCGTCTGAGTATGGATCTTCGGGAATGGACATTTGGTACGGATCCCAGTGGACTAGGTACTTTCCTGAGAGGATATTATGTCAAGCCTCACCTTAATCCCAACGGATATGTGTACTATGCTACCAATAATGGATCCACCTTTATTGCTGAGCCTACATGGCCAACAGCAGTTGTAGGTGAAGCATATAGCACAGCTGATGGTTCAACCAAGACGTATATTCATACTCTTGCTCATGTCACTGCTGGTGTTACTCCATTTAGTGTCGTCATACGGTTAGGTACCTATAGGCTACTAGACGATGGTGCTGGTAATCTATCTGGCACATATAATGGGTACCCAATGGTAGGTGTAGTTAATTATGTCACTGGAGACATGTCAATCACATTTGGTATAGCTCCAACAAACTCGCAGGCCATAGTGGTTGACTATTCATACGGGATAGCTATGCCAATACTCGATAACGAAATCGAGTGGATCTGTGCTGGCACTCTCACTGATTTCCTAGCAAAGACTATCTACTCGTTAGAGTGGGATCAGTACCTTAACATTCAGATACGCAGTCCTCTGACTTACATCTAGGAGACCATGCGACAATATATACCTAAAAATCTACGTGACCTCCCATTATACAGGAAGCTAACTGAGCTTCTACTACATACACTCGTCATAAACAGGACTAAGTGGGAGAGTAACAAAGAGGTTGCAGTAGGAGATATCATTGAGCCAGCAACAGAGACTGGACATATGTTCTTCGTTGACGGTTCATATGACTATGATAAAATAATTGATGACTCTTTCAATTATACTGATGGTATTTTAACAGCAGTATCATCCTATGAACTAATGATAGAACCACTATATGGTCTTGGACCTGTAGTGGTTTCCAATAAGTTACAGGTTAACACAGATGGAAATTCTGGACCTGTAGCTATCAATGTTATACATCACACTGACTCCTATCAAGAGATTAAGCTAGACCATAAGTGGGCTATAGAGACAATCGTTAAGGGTATACTTCATATATCATTCTATTTCCGATTCACAGATAGGGATAATTATTATCGTATCCGTATCCTTGAGATGAAGAATAATATCTTTGAAGAGACCTTTGGTGACAAGAACCAGATAGACTTCATCAAGCATGTTGATGGTATTGAAACCATCATTTTTACTTGGAAGAATGTCACTCTCGTTGATGGTGATATAGTACATGCTGAGATACGTGGTACAGAACTATTTGTTCTCATCAATGGACTTCCTCTATGCTCAAGAAATGATACTGCTATCACTACAGGTGGTATCACTGGGTTTGCTGTATCAGGATGGGGTAATACTGGATCTAATGGTACAGCCTACCATACATTCTCAGAGTATTCAAGGTATGATTCTCCAACTGTTCCACCAAATGAGACTCTGCATAAAAATAAGATATCTGATTATTCTGCTATCTCTACAACAGAGTTTCCATCATCATTTGGCCATCAGGGATTATCACTGATAGACAATAGGACTGGTGATCTATATTTAACCAACGTTGAGCTACATTCACAGATAATGAAGATTAATCTGAGAACAATGACTGTGATTGATTCTCAGTTGATGTCTCCAGTGAGTACTGATAAGATCATGAACTTCACGTATATGTGTGACGGTCTACGTATATACTTCATGAATAAGTCAAACTTTACTGGAGCTTTCGAGTGGGTATTTAGTGATGGTGGTTACAGCACAGAGATGAATCCTGTACATGACTTCCCAGGTTCAGGAGTATATACTGTGCAGTTGATCATTGGGGATACTACATTCTTTCATAACGTGCATGTATCTGGGTCTCCATATGGCCCATTAGCACACTTTGCTATACAAGCTACAGTAGGCAGCCAGAAGCCATTAAAGGCTAGGTTTACAGATAAATCAAATATTACTGCTGACAGATGGTTCTGGGAGTTTGATGATGGACGTGTATCCTATGACCAAAATCCTGAGCATGACTACCTACGTGCAGGTATCTATCAACCCAAGTTGACTATCTGGTCGGCCAATGTTATGTATACTACTCAGGGTCTATTAGTAGTTAATGAACCAGGAGTAGAGCCCAATCTTCCTCCAGTGGAGTATATTACTGCTGGTGTACTATTTGAAGAGCAGGGATATGCCTACTATATTACAAGATCAAATCCCATACGTGTCGCTAAAGTAAGACTTGGTGATATGTATGTAGAGAGTGTTCTCGAGCTATCTAAGAATAATGATATCCATGGTATAGCTGTAGGCTTAGATAAGAAGAAGAATTTCTTATATGTCACTGGATATACATCACCATTTAGGATCACAAGGATTGATCTGTCTACATTTACAGTAGATCATGTTATTACCATTGATAATGGACAATTACCAATCAGTATGGTAGTTGATGATACCACAGATGGTATGTATGTAACAACAAGATCTCTTACACCTGGTGTACTTGGACGCATCCTTAAGATAAACATATATGACTTTGCACTCAAGACATACGTTGAGCTGCCAGCCACATTTGAGTATCCAAAGAAGATGCTATTTAATCCTCTAGCTGGCCAGTTAATCGTTTTCAATGAGGACTCTACGGGTAGTGTGACTGCATTCAGATATAAGTCATCTGACTTATCCTATATAGAAAGTGTCTCATTCTCAAGTGTGACAAAGAAGTATATCACTGACGTATCATTTGATGAGTCTGCTAACAAGGTGTTAGCCTCATTTGAGAATGGTATAGCATCACTTAACCTTGAGTATTTTACTGTCAATGATACGAATGCAGCCACAAGTAAGGTCACTGGCATAGCAGTACAGATAGCTGGTGGATACTTATATGAGTGTGTCACGAATGGTGTCACAAGCACAACAGAGCCAGTATGGACTCCAGTCATTGGTGACAAGATACCAGACAATAACGTTGAATGGCAGTGTTTAGTACTGGACAGCCCAAACTATAAACTCTATCAAGAAATTGTGAATAAATATAAGGATATGGAGACTATCTCTGAGGAGACTGTTCAGGATATCTTTAAGGAGTTTGGATTGGAGTATATCTATGACCTGACTTCTAAGCTCAAACATAGATTTGCAGATATGAGCTCACTACTCTACTTTGTAGCATTTCTACATCTATTTAAGGGTCATCGTCATGGAGTTAGCTTCATGCTGAAGTTCTTTAACTTTGAGTATTTCTCGATACAAGAGTGGTGGGAGAAGAATCCCCCAGGTACTCCAGCCACATCAGAGATACTCATATCTTTGGATAAACTGGTATATACTAAGGAGAGTGATATAGCTGCTCTCGACTCAGGCATGAAGTTATTTTTGCGTAACTATGTCTATCCAATAGTGGACTTACATGTTGCCTTCTCTGATGAAGTACGCGGAAAGATACCTACATATGTACAGGCTATAGTTGACGGTAGTGTCATCGTCGTTTATCCTCAGAGTGGTAACCCAGTAGCTATCATATACACTCAAGGTATATATGGTGGTGGAGTATTCGCTGTGCATTGGCATAGTATGTTTGGAGTCCGGAGGTTTGTCGGATAATGGCTAATATACTTCAAGACTCATTCACAGCTACTGATGGCACCCTCTTACCAAGTCATACTCCTGACGTTGGACTGGCTTATGTATCTGTGGTTGGCCGTATCGAGATCAGAAATAATCGGATACATGGTCTTGATGCGTCTAGTATCACATATAACTCTGGACAGCTACAGAATGGATTTATTAGCTTTGGTTGTATCTCTACCAATCATAAGGGATCACTTAGTATCCACTGGAGATATGCTAATGCTAGTAACTCATATCATGTGTCTTTTGATGATCCTTTACTAGTTTCTAATGAACAGATTGGTAATGGGTCATATGTAGGGTTTACAGGAATACTAACGAAACCATATGTGGTTCCAGGGACAATAGTAATACATGCTGGATCACAAACAGTTACTGACGATGGTAGTGGAAATCTTATTGGGGATATAAGCACTGACCCAATGGATCCCAACACTATCGTTTATAGTACTGGAGTGATAGTAGTAACATTTAGGTCTAGTGTACCTAATGGTATACCAATATATGTGACCTATGATACAACAACATTGGCAGTATACAAGAATATATCTGGTGTATTGTCCCTAATCCAGAGGGTGGACACATTCAATCTTACCCCTGGGTCATACTATGGTATAAGATTTGAAGATACTGCAATCACAGTCTACCAAAATGGATCTCCACTTATTCTGTGCTATGACTCCTCGTTAACAGCACAAGGATATACTGCAATAGAATTTACAGTAGCACAGTCTATTGATATTGATGATCTATCAGTAGTATCATCAGTGCATGACTTGCTCTCTATCAATGCATACCTGCAGTCTCCAAAGACTTTGTTAGTATCTATAGACTCATATCTACAGATAAAACCTACAAAGACTTTAACTATAGATGCATTTCTTCGCAGACATATCATTGATATTGACTCATTGATTCAGTTACTCGATATCATACAGACAGTCAGTATTGATGCTTTCTTAGAAAGATCTATCAATATTGATGCAGATCTAACTGCTATTGACCAGACTAAGACTGTAAGTATTGATGGTGGTCTGAACAATCTTAATACACAGATTGTCACTCTTGACGCCTATCTTACCAATACTTATATTCCTGGTATTGGAATAGACTCAGTATTCATAGAGACCTTGACTCGTGATGTTGCTATTGATGGTCGTCTATATAAACAGGTGCTTCTGGAGACCACACTTGATGCAATATTAAGGGGTCATACTATAGCCCTCGATGCGCTTTTAAATAAGTCGCAGTTGCAGACTGTTGGTGTTGATTTTACACGATTCATATTGAATGATGGTGGTAGCTGTCCTGACACTGATCTATTCGGTACAGGATCATTATTCAATCCAGGAAAGATCCGACTCATCTCTGGTCTAACTGACTCTGTAAATACAGATATAAGTTCTGTTGGAGCAGGAGACCTTATCTTAGTACCACGAGACTTAGGTGAAGCTGGTATCTGTGATACTTATCACACACCAGGTATCACTTTAATTGGAGGATAGACATGTCAGTTAACACAAGTGCACTTGGCCCATACAGCGCAAAGATAACGTATACAGCAGGAGAATCTCTTGCTAATGTGATGTCAGCAGTGGATGCATGGCTTACTGCACATGGATGGACTTTGTATGATGCTGCAGCAGGGTCCAATGCTAAGTGTTATGAAGCCCCTAATGCTGATGGAGTCACGTACAAGTATATTGTACTCGACTTTAACACAGCTGGATATATTCTCATGAAGACATATGAGACCTGGGATGTTGGTGCACATAGTGGCACTAACATGTGCTACAATTCAGATAACACTGCCTATGCACAGAGAGTTGATCTGGCTGGTGGTGGTGATATCTACATATTTGCTGCTGCTCAGTGGTGTGCTATACAGACTAGCATATCAGCTGGGGTAGGTAGCTCAACTGGTAATGCATGGTGTGGATGCTTCGAGTTCACTCGTGATAATCCGGAAGATACAGGAGCTGGTGGATATCCATGCTTTGTATGGACTAATGGGTATCTTATCTCAGCTAATATCACTGGTGTCGCAGCATTCCCAAGGATATACTTTGGTAACCAGACAGGTATCAATGCATTCAACGGATCTATGCTGAGCACTGCTCTTACAGGTATGCTTGGCATGAACCAGTCGCTAGGCCAGGTTATGCCAACAGCAGTATATCTCTGGAATAACAAGAACTGGGCTCTGACTCTTCGTATTGGTTCCAATGGACCAGATATTCGTGGACGGCTATATGGTCTCAAGATGACTACGAAGAATATTGGGGGGTTCATGGATACCATGAATATTAAGGTCAACGCCGATTTCTTCTATGATGTGGCTGGTACTTTACAGCTACACTCTATCCTATCAGAGACTACGAATAACACTCGTATAGCTATTCCACAGTAAAGGTGATAAATGGCTCTGTTGACTGAAGGATCATCTGGAGGTGCTCAAGATCCAATACGGCGTATTATCCCCTATTCCTATACATTTGCAGATACACCAAGGAATAGATGGAGAGACACTGTATTCACACTTACCAATATTACTCCAAACAGGAGTATTACTATTGGTGACATATCCTCTTTGTTTAGTGACCCATTCACACTCATCAGTGACCATGTCTCAGGTGTGACACTCACACATGGAGTATCAGCAACATTTACAATAAGGTTTAAGCCAACAAGTATTGGTATACAAACAATCACGATCCTCATTCCAACTACTGATCTTGGAGTGCTGTCATTTAAAGCTACACTATCTGCTACTGGTCTTGCAGCCTATGGGTTACGAAGACGTCAGATGGTGTCTATGGGAGAAGACTAAAATGGCTTATACTAAACGTAAGAAACAATCTGTAGAAGATGTCATCATATCTGTACCAATGGTGAAATCAGATGGCTCTAATGTGCTCCCAACATTAGGATCTTTATCAACAAGAATTACAAGTGCAGCTGGAGCTAATCTTACTGGATATACAGAGGCTGTATTTTCTATAGTCAATGGTGAAGTAATAGTAAGATTCACCGCTGGCTCTCAGTATCTGGCATTGGATACAGTGACTTCAAATGCTCCATATAAGCTCATTGTACAGTCTACTGACGAGGATGTTCAGCCTTCATCTTTGGAAGTATATATCATCGACGATCTTGAGACTACAATGCTTGCAGATATGAAATTTCTCATTGATGATCTTCATGATGAAGCATTTGGACGGTGGGTTATGGATCCAGTAAGTAATAGCCTAAAGTTATACAGAGTGGACGGATCACTCATGAAACAGTTTAATCTGACATCAACTTCAGTAAACTGTCCTACATATGTTGAGAGAAACCCGATATAGTAAGGAGACGATAGATGGCTGATTTTTATGTAATCCTAACTAAAGCTGGTAGCCAGCTTATAGCCCAGGCTCATATAAATGGTATACCTGTACAGATCACTAAGATGAGTGTTGGTGATAGTAACGGTACATATTATGAGCCTGATCAAAACCAGACAGCTCTCGTTAATGAACTCATCAAGAAGGATATTGATGTTATATCTATTGATGAAAATAATCCTAACTGGATTGTTGCCGAGTGTCTGATTCCAGCTGACCACTCAGGGTACTATCCATTTGGGTTCTATGTGAGAGAAGTTGGTATATGGGAAGGATCTGGTATCTTGTTAGCTGTTGGTAAGATGCCTGAGCAATATAAGCCACTTCCCATAGAAGGTGCTACACGTGATTTGATTGTTCGTGCTATCATGCAGGTATCAAATCCCGAGGATGTCACTTTGTCAATTGATCCTAACGCTGCAGTGGCTGGTAGGTCCTACGTTGATGGACAATTACAACTCAAGCTGACAACTGGTGATATGTTCAATGACTTTACACTTACTGGGTATACTGCATCAGTTCCAGATCCACTATCTCTAGTCATGACCATGAACACTGGTGTGGCTTATATCAAGTCATACCGTATTGCCAAACTTGGTACAGATCCTGACCTTACTCATACTTATCCACCAAGTAAGGATATCTATGTTGATATCAATAAATTAGCACAGGTCGTGTGGGTATCTGTACCCAATGGTGACCCACCACCTCCAATCTCTATTGACAGCTGCCGGATGATGAGAGTTGTCACAAATAGTGAAGCTATAGTAAGTATCCAGGATATCAGAAATATGAAGGTAGAGTTACCTCATAATCTGAAGATATCTGGAGACCTGGAAGTTGCTGGTACATCCTCATGGACACACTCAACCAACACTTATGTGACTGATAAAAATATAGAGGTTAACGTAGGTGGTACAGGAAATACTGGATCAGCAGAAGGATCTGGGCTCACTGTTGCATATGATGTAGCTTTTGGTAGCTCACTATTCAAAGTTGTATTGAATGAAGAGTTCGTCTGGACCATGACAGACCTTAATGTTATGGGATCTGTATCAACTAACAAGACTGTAGCATTTGGTGGCGAAAGATTCATGGTGATAGCTAAGACCTATGTACCTGGTACTGGCACACGACTTACTCTTGACAGAGTCTATCCATCAGCATCAGCTACTAATGTCACTATGTATACTGATAGTGATCTAGCTCAATTTGTATATGACTCAACTATACCAAGCCATTTCAAGTTGGGTATCACTGGCACTCTATATGAAGTCCTGACTGCACGGCATACCCAGATAGTCTACAATAAGACTCAGGATGATTCTACATATTTTATCATGAATACAGCTGATAATACACGTAAGGGTCGCATCCTTGCGGGTAATATAGCAACTGGGCAGACTAAAGATTACTATCTTCCAAGCTTATCTGGTTCCTCAGATATACTCATGGTATTAGCAGAGCCTCAAACTATGAGTAATAAGTCATTCCAGGATCAGACTACCTTCTTCATTGACGAGGTTGATGCTACCAAGAAGATGAGATTCGAGGTTGGTACACTAAACACTGGAGTCACTCGTGTTCTGTCGGTACCAACTAATGCTATGCTGTCAACTGATGATACTCTTGTTACTCTGACAGCTATACAAGTCATCATTAACAAAACCTTTACTGATAATGTAACTCACTTCCAAGATGATGTTGATACTACCAAGAAGTTAGAGTTTCAAGTGTCTTCAGTACAGGCTAATAGGACAGCAGTACTGTCAATACCAAATACAGCTGCTGACACTATCTGTGTGCTGGCTCTTGCTCAGACTCTTACAAATAAGACTCTATCCTCTCCAACTATTACATCACCTGGAGTCACTGGTGGGACATTCTCTAATCCAGCTCTAACTGGTGGTGTTGATGCTACCAAGGATGGATCAGAGATTGTTACAAAGGCTATGTATGGGTCTGGCAATAGTCTTGACGCTGACCTTCTTGATGGACATGAAGGGTCATGGTACCGGAATGCTGATAATCTCAATGCTGGTACTATACCACTTGCTCGTATACCAGCTACGTTGACTGGTAAGGACGCTGATACCCTGGACACACATGAAGGATCATGGTACCAGAATGCTAATAATCTCAATGCTGGCACTATACCACTTGCTCGTATACCAGCTACGTTGACTGGTAAGGATGCAGACACCCTTGATGGATCTCATAAGACTGCTATTATTAGTGCTGCAATTGAATGTACCTACATTGGTAACTACTACGACTGGAATGGGACAATTTTACTCTCACAGTCTTATCAGAATGCAGCTGGTTTATACTTCCCAGCTAGTGGTTACTCTGACGGTTGTGGATGTACATGCACTTGCACATGTACTTGTAATTGCAACCATGGTAAGTGTGCAAAGTAGAACTTTAGTGTCTTGATTACGTTCTCTAGGAGAAACCATGTTATATTTACTTGCAAAAGACAAAGACATCTTTCCTAAGATACTGGTTACACCAGTATTTGGTGAAAGTAGCATGCAGATAATGAATCTGGAGATCAAAGATACTGATCCCACTGAGGATACACCATTCATTATCTATAGTAAAGGCAACTTCTCTCTGTCTGCTGATCCTACAGATATGGTAGGATATATCATGTCTGGACCAGTCTTCGTTGGCAAGTTAATTATTCTCACTGAAGTTACGTTCAATGAACAGGGAGATCCAAGAGTACTGGTTGGCACACATGATGAGCTAACTCAGGAAATTGTGCCACGTATCTTCATTAAAGGCAGTAACGGTAAGACATTTACCTTTGAACAGAATACTGTAATCACTGCTGGTGAGTACGATCTGATGCAGATTGATGCTTGGGCACCAATAGTAGATCCAGCACCTCTCTCAATCAGATATGCAACTACTGGTGAAGAGTGCTATCGGCCAAATATACAAAAGATTAACTTCATGAAGGGAGGACTCTACGTAGTCACTTTTGGTACTCGTGATTTTACTCGTGAGGTAAGTGTAGGTAATTTCCCTCTGAGGCCATGGATTGACTATGTGGTATATGTGGTATGAAAGACATCATAATTGATTTTACAAAGGATCAAGCTGACCAGACTATCAGTATCAGCTCCACTACGGAACTCAACTGTAAAATGCTATTTCAAGGAAAGACAGCCACTGAGATTCAGTGGAACACTCCTGGTATACTACCAAAGTTGGATAAAGTCCCAAATGATCCTATGAAATATGTTCCTGGGACAACGAATAATGCTACTTTCAAGATAGTTATCCCCAAGGAAATTCAGATACAGCACTTTATCTGTGAGTTCCAAGGTAAGAAAAGGGAGCTATATCTCTATCGATGATATTTGTCAATAAGGATAGATTCTCCTTTACTCACGTAACTGAAGAGCCAGATAAGACGTGGATGGAAAGGCTAGGTATCTATGGATCCCCATTAGGATTCACTGAGGTAGCTACTTTTCCATCCCGTATCATTTCAAGACTAGAGTTCAGACTCTCCAGCTATCAGTCATGTAACCTCAAGTGTGACTATTGTTTTGAGAGATATGCTATTGAACACTTCATGAAGATCTCTCCAGATCAGATAGTATTCGATCAGCAACTGATGAGGGATAAGCTACTAGAATACAAACCAAGTGCCATAGAGTTAGTTGGTGGAGAGCGACTACAGCAGTCATTTATGGCTAACTATCAAGCCATCATCAATCTTCTTGATGAACTTGATCCATATAAGAAGATACGTGTTGAACAGTTCACAAATGGTAAAGATATCGATGCAGCTGTCAAGGTATACCAAGACACAAGGATGTATATAACTATATCGATAGCACCCAACGATGACTACCGGCATGTTGATACACTACGTGTACTGGAGACTGCTAAAAGATTAGCTTCAATAGACCGTCGTAGAGTAACCATATGTGTGATGCTATCCACACACTCAACACTTCAGGGTCTCATCTCTTTGTTTAAGACGATAAAGTCTTATAATATCAACTATTTTGTACAACCCGTAAATGAGACATCAACATTTAAGAATGATGAAGACTTCAATCTTGACTTCTTTGAGAATATATTCCTTAAGGTACCTGAACTTCTTGACTCATATAAAGTCAATAGCCTAATATATCCACATCTGTCCTGCTATGATGGTAATCTTTGTATCTGTGGTCAAAACTACTCATCATGTACTTTCGGTGACCAGAGAAATCAGGAGCCCACATACCTTGAGAGACTTGGAGAGTGTGGCGCTACTCTGGTCACTGCAGGTGTGGTACATGTCTGTACTAAACTTAACAAAATGGGTATACCCACAAATATGGATCCTATATCTCGTATGGGATATACAGCTATAGCTCATCAGTTAGCTAATGATCCATACGGATGGCATAAGTGTGACCATCTTATTTCTATGTACAGAACCATGATATCCTATAAGAGAGCTATCTTACCATGGTTATTTAGAAAGCATGATGGAGTAACAATAGACGCTCTCCAACCTCATAGGTCTATCAGCTATATGGATGCTATTCGTATCTCTGATGAACATGGTATACATCAGGGTCAAGTGATAGACCATACTGGAATACTGTCAAATGACCAATGGTTTATTGATGACTGTGGAAAGACACTAGATGTTTATTATACTGATGAGCTACCAGAAAATAAAGATATAGTTGCTATAACTCGTAATAATTTTCCGGCAAGACTTATATTCTGTGGTAATTCGTCTGATATCAAAGAGCTAACCTCAAAGAGACCTATGCCTAACCTCATGGTGGATACTAATGTTTGATAGGGCCGTCATAAATCTTAAAGATAAGAGCTATTTGTTTGACATGCTCAAATTTGATCTAAGATTAGTTGACTTCTTCTATGAGCCAACTCTTACTCATGTTGAGCCATTATCCTATTCTTCAGGACGTGAAACTGAGATAGCCCATAATGTACTACAGGTCCAGAGTAGCAGACAGTCACGTTTTGATAAGAGATCAATCAAGAACCTTATCATTATGCCATATGCTGGGTGTAAGGCTAACTGTGCATATTGTTATACTACTGATTATAAACATGATGATACATGTCTTACCCCACCACAGATATTTGAACTGATGAAAGAGCATCAGATACCACCATCAATTATAACCAGTACTATTATCATAGGTGGTGAACCACTTCTTAATCTTGATACAGTAAAGTTTATCATTGACTACTTCCCAAATGCAGAACATACTATATGCTCTGGATTCGTAGTTGATGATACTATCCTTCAAGACCTATTAAATTTCATAATGTTCAAACCTAACGTAGAGGTCTCGCTCAGCATAGACCCAATAGGATCATCCAGACCTATGGATGGAAGAATTGTATCTTGGATGAGACTCTACCATAATCTTATCGGATCCCGTATACGTATTAAGTCAACTATCACTTCTAACTCATGGAATATACATGGACTACGAGGACTACTACACGAGCAGGCTAAGGTAAAGATAAACTTTGATGGAGTCTCATATAATAACGAGAAATTTGTAGATATAGACCCATCAGTTACTCAGAATATACGTATGATGTTTGAGCAGGAATACTCTAAGCTTATTACAGGTATGCCAGAGTCATTGACCTTCCTTAATCTCAATGCTGCACATCACATAATGACAACCACTATTGGTCGTACGTGTGACTGTGGATTCAACTGGTTTACAATCAACTGGAAGGGACAGTTGACCTTCTGTGATACGATGCCATTCACCAAAGAAGCTGACAATTATATTCTTGATACCAATCTGGACTGCTCTGGATTCAGGGATAAGAGAGTCCAGATACACAATAAATGTAACACCTGTCCAGCTATACGAGTCTGTGGTGGTAGCTGTAGCGTTGGTCAAGATCACCAACTATACTGTTATGTCACTATACTGAACATTATCTATAGTATGGCTTACTTACTATACAAATATGAAAATACCAGAAATAGTCTTACTAAGAGTTAAGAATAAAACTATAGCATGTGATTTACGTCACTTTCAGTTTATTGAAGCTGATGTACCCATGAACATACCCATAGACTATAGATATAAGACAGCAGAAATACATCCTAGAATGAATCCAATAGTCATGGATATTCTGAAACAGAAAATTGAGGCTATAACAGTAAATCCATCCTCTACTCAAGTCTATCTTAATAGTACTACAATATGTCGTGGATCTTGCAAATATTGCTATGCTGATAATCATCCAGGGTTACCACTTCAGTTCTCTGATGTTACATCAGCTATACATAACCAGGGGATACCAATAGACCAGATACAGACATTTACTATGCTTGGTGGTGAGCCTATTATGAATCTCACGCTCATCAATGATCTACTCACTAATACTAGTGCAAAGGTATCAATAGCAACTGGTTTATTCATTTCATACCAGCTCTTCTCTGGATTTATGTCACTCTTGGAAAAGTATACTGATAGGCTATTTGTGTCTGTTAGTATGGACCCAGATGGGTCACTTCGATCTGGATATAGCCAAGAGAATGTCTATGACTGGTCACTTGAGGTGCTCAAACATAAGTCTCGCATCAAGTCCACTATATGTTCTGGTGCTATCAACTATCCTAGGTTGAGATCAAGATTTGAACAGGATTTAGGTAGAGAGATTGAGATGGACTTTGATCTTGTGAATAAGTCTGAATACCACCCAACAGACGATGAGATACAGACCTTGCAATCATACCTACTGATCGATGCCCATGAACACCTACTTGGTAATAGACAGTATGTCCCATTATATACTGTTGACCTGGCTAGGGCTTTAGCTCAGACAGATGATCCTAATTTTATTGTTACTACAGGGTGTGGTGTATTGACTGACGCTTTTGTTATCAATCCAGGTGGTATCATAACAAGATGTTGTGAACCATTGGATAAGAAGATCACTATGGACGATATTGACCATAAATGTAGCATCTGCCCTATACTTAGATATTGTGGAGTCAGATGTTACTTAAACTCTGGCAAGAGATATATGTGTAATGTATCAAAACTCAAGCTATTTACTGCTCTCTATATCATGGCCTGGAAGGATAAACGATGGAGTTAATGACATTCCTGACAACATCCTGTAACTTCAGGTGTCCATACTGTTATGTGCATTTCACTAATGAGCATATAGACCAGAGAGTACTTTCTCATATCATATCTTTACTCGAGGATAAAGATACATTATCATTATTTGGTGGTGAACCATTATTGATGAGTGAGACTATTATAGACACTATTAGAATGCTTGATGATCTCAAGAAGTATCCAGAGATAAAGCTCTTTACTAATGGTAGTCTATTCGATTCTGGTGTGCTGAAATCTCTTGTAGACTCCAAGAGTAGAGTCATGGTACAAGTTAGCTACGATGGACAGAAGCAGAGAGATGTCACTCATATGGGTAACTATACTATGGATGATATCGAGTCACACATTATTATGTATCATGAAGCGTTTAAATCAATATGCTCTTGTAGCAAACAGTTACATATTGAGATGACTATAACTCCAGATAATGTAGACGGCATGGCTGTTGGTGCTCAACGTATATATGACCTTGGTGTGAGATCACTAGGTATAGTACCAGTAGTTGAAGCCATTTGGAGTGAAGAGTCAAAGAAGATATATGAGGATCAGTGTTACTCGTTAGCTGAACTTATGGTAAGATCGTATACTGCAGATGATCGTATGGTTATTGGTTCAATCTCTCCATACAGAAACCTCAACAGAGATTTGAATGGAACCTATGGATGTGGAGCTGGAAAGTATCTGTTTGGTATCTCTACAACAGGTGAAATATGGACTTGCCATAGATATTGGGCTCAGTTCAAGGATAAGAGGTCCTCATACTATAAAGGTAATATCATGAATGTGTCCTCACTAGATAAGTTCACATTAGAGCATGAGATTCCAGTCTATGACCATGAAACAACTAAGTGTGGCACTTGTGAGGACAAGAATTTCTGTAATAGGTGCCATTTGGCTAACGTTCTACGTAATGATGACATAAAAGTATCTCCAGACGACTGGTTCTGCAAGTTACCAGCCATACATCATCGGACTTTCAATCTTGTTAACGCTTTTTTAATAGGTCAAAATTGTAGGTCATATATCATCGATTTTTATCATGCCGTCACTGGTACTAGAAAGTTTGATGCTACTCGTGACGATTTACTCAAGATAGGAGCTACTCTTGTTTAAGACAGTATCTGTATCCATTGATAAGCTGCAGAAGTCTGCTCATGGTGTAATGGGACTATCTAGCTCTCTTCTTGATATAGTCATATTGTTCAGGCTATTTAAGATGATCTCTGACATACAGTTACTTCTTGAGACAAATAAAGATCCTGACACTATTGTGTCACTTTTAGTACCAAAGATTACTTTAAGTGACCTCAATGGTATAAAGATATCAGTAGCAGACATAAAAGAGCTATCCTCTTGGCTCATAGAAATTTGAATATTTAACTACGTTCTTAGATGTGTAGTAAAAACTATCTCAAGGAGGAAGTAATCATGGCAACACTGAAATTAGGTCAGCTCTTGGACTCGGTACCAACGTTCAATAAGCTCACGAGACTCGACCTGGATGGTAAGGTAGCATTCAAGCTGTTCGAGTTCCTGGAAGAAGCTGGTACCCATCTGAATGCGTTCAACAAGCAGAGGGAACAGCTGATCATCAAGTACAAGCTCCGTGAGCTCAATGAAGCTCTCGCAGCTGCCCAGAAGGTAATCGATGATGACATCACGAAGACACCTGAAGAGAAACTGAAGGCTAAGCAGTCAGTTGATCGCACGGCTGTCAATGCAGCAATGGACGGATTCAACAAGGAACAGCAGAGCATCGCTGAGAGTGACATCACGATCACTCTGCCTGAGATCAAGAAGGACGACTTCAAAGACGTGAAGCTCTCCATCTCTGACATCCAGAACATCAAGTTCCTCCTCGTCTAAATCTTTCCATGGTCCTCATGGGTGCTACGAATGCCCATGAGGACTTCTCCTCTTTTACTCTCGAATAATTAATCGACATAAAGTACGAGGTAACCATCCCATGGCAGAACTACCGTCTTCACTCTCTGTTGAGATCGGAGAGATAAAGGGTAGCGTACAGGCTCTTACCGATAACGTTGGTAGAATGCATACTGATATAGGTAAGGCATTCGAAAGAATGACTACTATATTGCAAGAAGTATCACGCATAGAAGAGCGTATGGCACAAACTCTGGAAGAACGTAAGAGGATGGCTGAACGGATAGAACAGCTGGATATGAAGATCCAGGATGCTATTGATCTCATATCTGAACAAAAAGATATACATGAGACACAGCTCAATCAAGTCAAGGAAGAACTTACTAAGAAGATTGATACTCTCAACATAGATGAGGATACAGTTGAGCTTCTTAATAAGTCTGCTCCAATACTCAAGGTATTCAGTGACTGTAGTGAGGACTCTAAAAAGATTGTCAGAAAAGCTCTCATCGCACTTGTACTCTCTGGACTGACATTCTTGGGTCTACTCTTACTCCTGGGAGCTAAATCATGGGTTGTAGAGAAGCTTGTACCTATCCTCAAATCGGGGATGACAGGAACCATAAAGTAACATTGGCTGCTGCTCGTATAAAGCGGATGATCTGGCCAGTGATATTTGTGGCCGGTATCGGATTCTGGTTCATGGTGTGGCTAGTTGCAGGAGTAATAGCAGCATTACTGTAACTCACACGACGCTTTTTATAGGAGGAGTGATCTATGATCGAAATACGTGCAACAGCTGTCATTGATAACCATCAACGAAGCATAATTGATAAAATAGAACCTTTTATACTACCAGAGAATCTTATCTGTTCTGTCACCCGTGGACATAGTTCACCACAGGGACAGCTTGACACTATTATCAAGTATGCAACACAATGGAAGATCACTTATCCTGAGTTCAAGGTAGGACAGGCTATCAATGTTCAAGCATTCGTAGATGGATATGGCAGCATCTACTGGTGGCAGAGAGTATGGTCGGGGCTACTCCAGATGTTCTCTGATTCTAATGGTAAGAAGGGTGCTAAGATCAATCCACCTATCAGTGCCATATGTATTGCTAACTATGTAGTCGATGGTGTTAGCAAACGAGGACAGGTAATCAATCCTAGTCCACATATTAAAGCACTTGATGACCCAAAGCCATGTCCAATTGATTTCTCAGGAAATATACATGACATTAATGATCCAAAGTATGTTCATACGGATCTTAATCAAGTGGTAAAATATCTCACTAATGCCAAGAATGCCGGCGTCGGCATTCGCAATATCACAGTTGAACCTGCAAATAACTGTTGCCATATAGATATTTCATGAGACAATACTCTAATATAAAGATATGTGCAATATGTGGACAAGATTGTAAGTCTCTTGGTCGACATATAGTAATGTCACATCATATTAACCCATTAGACTATTACAATAAATATCTAAGAAAGTCTGAGATAGATGGTATTTGCCTAGAATGTGGTACACAGTCCACATTTAAGGATCTTACCAGAGGATTCAATAAGTATTGTAGTATCTCATGTTCAACTTCAGCACATATGACTCTTAGTCGACGTATACTACAATCAGAGACAGCAAAGAAAGGTGCATGTCAATCCACAGAGTCTAAAATTAAGAGAGTAACTTCATTGAAGTTAGCCTATGCTACAGGATTAAAATCTCCTGGACATGGTTCTGGTGCATTTAAGACTGGTTTATATACCTCTAACAAAGCTGGTAGTATACGATATCGTTCCAGCTATGAATTAATAGCATATCAAATACTTGACCAGCTTTCAATTGTTAAATCCTATCAGTGTGACCCATTTCGTATTCCTTATATTTTCAAAGATGACACTCATACTTATATTCCAGATATACTTGTTACATATGTTGATAACTCTCAGGAACTGATAGAAGTAAAACCTGAACGCTTTTTATTAGACGAGAAAGTAGTAGCAAAATCTATTGCTGCTAAACAATATTGTGTAACTCTTGGCATAAAGTATTCTTTATGGACTGAGAAGAATCTGATGCTAATCTAGGAGAAGGATATGACTAAATTGGATTGGATTTGCAATAAGATAAATGGACTTATAACTTATATATCAGAGATAGTTAGAGATATCTTTGATATGTTCAGGGGTACTAACGGATCCTTTAGTGATAAGAAGGTTATACTCTTCATGCTCATCACTACAATGCTCCATAAGTTTTCAATGGCATATACAAAGGCTATATCACTTATGGGTGCTGATGATCCTATCCCTGATATTCCTCAGGGATGGATCTATATGTTTGGGGTACTGATCCTATGTTTTCTTGCACCCGATGCAGTAATCAAAATGGTGCTAGCTAAGATGGGACAGACTACTGATTCTACTACTACAGCTACCACAATAAAGACTACTGATTCTACGACTACAGCTACCACAATAAAGAAGGGTGATACCGGATCAGCAGGAGATACTGGACCAGCTCAGGAATGAGCTCATAGGAGGACTCTCGATGGAAAAGATTACAGATTTTCTGAAGGCTGCACATAGCTACTTTGCCTGGATAGCAGTATTGGTGCTATCTCTTATGCTTTATTGGATGTGGACTCATCCTGTAATCAAGTATACCGATCCTCCCAAGCCTCCATTTACTCCAGCAGCTGAAACCAAGGGTGCTGAAAAAGCTAGGCATGAGAAGAAGGAACTGGTATCAGCTGGAACTGACTCAGCAGAAGTAATTTCTACTCCATGTGGTACTTATGCATGTAAACCTTGTAAAGAGTGTGGTACTATTGTTACTCTTAATAAGGATGACCTCATCAAAGCTGGATCTCAGATTCCTGATGATATTAAAAATGATTCTGATAAACAGATAGTTGCTGAAGCCATTATACCCGAATGGAAAGCTCCTACTGTAGTAGACGCAGTTACCAGTTTAAAGTCTGGTGAGACAAAGATCTACTATACACAGAAGCCTATACCTTTCTTCGGATTAACAAATAACAAGACCCTAGGTGTAGACTACTTTCCTTGGACGTCCTATGGTAAGCCAGAGTTAGATGCTGTGGCCTCATGGGAACTATTAAGGACTGGTGGTGCTCTCTGGGGTATTACTGGACGATCGACATTCAGGGGCAGTGACTCTGCCTATATGGGTGGATTCTCGTTCAGGTACTCATTTTAAGTGTGAGGGAATAAATGGCAGAGATCTGGATACCTCCTTTTAGTGGACCTCAGGGTGATACTGGTGTCCGTGGACCAGCTGGTGGAGACCAAGGTGATACTGGAGCCAAAGGTGATACTGGCCTTGGTACTGCGGGTGATACTGGTGTAACAGGTGACACTGGAGTGACAGGTGACACTGGAGCTGACTCCAACATACCAGGACCTACAGGTGACACTGGAGCTCAAGGAACCCATGGTGATACTGGTACTCATGGTAACAAGGGTGACACTGGTATAAGTGGGTCCAAGGGTGACACTGGTACCCATGGTGATACAGGTGCTAAGGGTGACACTGGTATCAGGGGTCTCCAAGGTGAGACAGGTATTCAGGGTCTAAAAGGTGATACTGGAGCCAAAGGTGATACTGGCCATACGGGATTCAAAGGTGACACTGGAACTGTTGGTATCCAAGGTACCCATGGTGACACTGGTACTCATGGAGATACCGGTGCTAATTCTACTGTTCCTGGTCC